ATGTTTGAGTTTAGAATCTCAAATACAAACAGTGGCAGTGGAGATTACACATTAGCATTACCTTTCGCCATGATGGATGGTGGATACGCAGTAGGGGGATTAAGAATTTACGCTGGAGCGGTTGCTGGTGGTGAATTTTTAGGTCTACATCAAAACTCATCCACTTTAGTATTTAATAGAAATAGAAATAATACTAGTACAATTTCAATTACCCCAACAGTTAATGCTTACTATTATGGCAGTATCACATACAGAACAACATAACATAATTTTAAATTATCTTCATCTGTATTGGGTGAAGATGGACAGGTGACACGCTAAGTCACAATAAATCAAGGAGAAAAAAAATGGCTATTACGAAAAGAACAGAACAGGATAAAATTGAAGTGGTTGGAACATTCAAGCACATTCAAGTGAGAACTGCTACTATTATTGAAGAAGATAGTGTAGAACTTTCAAGAAGTTTTTCACGCCATGTTGTTGCACCAGACTCAGATTCATCTAAGGAAAGTGCAGATGTAAAAGCAATGGTTGCACAGTTTCACACTGATGCAGTCAAAACTGCTTATGCAAAACATATAGAGGATAATAAACCAGATTAGTAAATGAGTATTATATGTCAGATTATGAACACTATCTTGGAAACCCTCTACTAAAGAAATCTAATGTTGCTGTAGAATGGAATGAAGAACAAATTCTTGAATACCAAAAGTGTATGCAAGATCCATTATACTTTATTCAGAACTACATTAAGATTGTATCTTTAGATGAGGGTTTAGTACCCTTTTCAATGTTCCCATTCCAAAAGGACATGGTGGGAACTATTCACAACAATCGTTTTACTATTTGTAGAATGCCGAGACAGTCTGGTAAGTCCACGACTATGGTTTCGTATATCCTACATTATGTTCTATTCAATCCAAGTATGAATGTTGCAATTCTTGCTAACAAAGCATCGACAGCAAGAGATATTCTTGGTAGACTTCAACTTGCTTATGAGAACCTACCCAAATGGTTACAGCAAGGAGTAATGTCTTGGAATAAGGGTTCTCTGGAACTAGAGAACGGCTCTAAGATTGTTGCTTCATCTACATCTTCCAGTGCAGTTCGTGGTGGTTCATTCAACATGATCTTTCTAGACGAATTTGCATTCGTTCCAACAAACGTAGCAGAGGACTTCTTCAGTTCTGTATATCCTACAATTTCATCTGGTAAGTCTACTAAGGTGATTATTGTTTCTACACCTAACGGTATGAATCTGTTCTATAAACTATGGACAGACGCAGAGAACGAAAGAAACTCTTATAATATTATTGATGTGCATTGGTCAGAAGTGCCAGGCAGAGATGAGAAGTGGAAAGCAGAAACTATTGCAAATACCTCACAAGAACAATTCAATCGGGAATTTGAATGTGAGTTCTTAGGGTCAATCAATACACTTATTCACCCAACTAAAATTAAATCAATGGCATTTACCAATCCACTCACAACAAATGCTGGACTACAGGTATACAAAAAACCAGTAAAAGGACGCACATACGCCCTCGTAGCTGACGTTGCAAGGGGGGTAGAGAACGATTACAGTGCATTCCTAGTCTTTGATGTCAGTGAAGTACCTTATACTATTCATGCAAAATATCGTAGTAATGAAATTAAACCTTTACTATTTCCAAGTATAATCTACGATGTTGCAAAAGCATATAATGGTTCATATGTAATGGTTGAGGTAAATGATATTGGTGAACAGGTTGCTTCTGCATTACAATTTGATATGGAATATGATAACTTGATTATGGCATCAATGAGAGGTCGTGCTGGACAGGTACTTGGTACAGGATTTAGTGGTGGTAAGGTACAACTTGGAGTCAGAACAACTAAAGCAGTTAAAACTCTTGGGTGTTCTAATCTTAAACAACTTATAGAAACAGATAAACTAATTATTAATGATTATGATTTAATCAACGAATTTTCAACATTTATCAGACATGGACAATCATTTCAAGCAGAAGAAGGTCATTCAGATGACCTTGCAATGTGTTGTGTGTTGTTTGCATGGATGACAAATCAAACGTATTTCAAAGAACTAACAAACGTAGATATAAGACAGAAGATGTTTCAAGAGAACCAATGGCAACTAGAACAGGACATGGCTCCTTTTGGTTTTGTGGATAATGGTGTGGATGACCCAATAGAATCAGTAACAGTAGATGAATATGGTACTAGATGGTCACCTGTTGTGAGAACATCTGATACAAATTGGTAAAACACTATATACAATCGTTATCTATTTTTAAGTAACAGTTAGAACAAACAACTTTAGACTCTTCTATTAATTCAATAATATCCTGTCTAGATTCTTCGTTCAAACCTTTTCTTTTAGACAGAGAACGTATTTTCTGGTCGTGAGGATGAAATCTAAGACAAACCGTTTCACTTTCACCACAATGAATACAGAACTTTTCAGATAGGAATTCGTTAACCCATATAATGCGTTTGCGATAATGCCTCTTAGAAACCTCTTTGATGGTAGTTGCGTATTTCTTATAAAAGTCCATGTATCTATTTATATGCCTCTGTGCATATAAAAATGAGGTTTGTAAAGTCAAGAATTACTAAATATAAGAACAAAAGATGTTAACTTAGTATAACGAAAATAGGAGAAAAAAACATGGCATTTCAAGTATCGCCTGGCGTTCTCGTTAAGGAAGTTGACCTAACTAACGTAGTTCCTGCCGTATCAACAAGTATTGGTGCAGTAGTTATTACGGCTGAAAAGGGGCCTGTTGGTGCAATGACATCAATTGGTTCGGAAACAGAGTTGGTCAAAGTCTTTGGAAAACCCAACGCATCTAACTATGAAACATGGTTTACAGCTGCAAACTTTTTGCAGTATGGAAATGCTCTAAGAGTTGTTCGTGCAACTAGTGGTGTCACAAATGCTGACGCTGCTGGTACTGGAACACTTATTAGAGATACAGACCATTATTTAACAAGCTATTCTGCTGGACAAGGTTCAGTTGGAGAGTGGGCATCCAGATCTGCTGGTACATGGGGAAATTCAATTAGAGTTTCAGTTTGTGCTGGTGCTCTTGGATTTAACCAACACTTAGCATCATCTAACCAAACAGTTGGTGAAGACGCTGCTGGTGCAACAGTCATTAAAGTAGATGCTGGAACAGCATTTAGTGTTGGTGATATGATTGCATTTTCATCTGCTGATGCATCTGCTGATGCAACTGCATTTGCTCATCTTGCTGGTGATGAAGGTAATGAATATGAAATTACTGGAATCGCTACACATGACCTAACAGTCAAATTAAAAGATGATCCAAATGGTGCTGGTGTAAAAGTAGTCATTCCAGACAATACGTTTATTCGTAGACGCTGGAGATTTGCTGACTTGTTTTCAAGTGCTCCTGGCACATCTGCTTGGGCAGCTGCAAACGGACAAGCTAATGACGAACTTCACATTGTTGTATACGATGGTTCTGGTTCAATTACTGGTTCTAAGGATACAGTGAATGCTCAAAGAACACAATCTGTTATTGAAACATATGAGTTCTTATCAAAAGACCCTAAATCAAAAACTGCTTCTGGTGCAACTAACTATTACCCAGATGTTATCTACAAATCTTCCGAATTTGTTTTCTGGATGGATCATCCATCTGTAGGATCAAATTGGGGAACTACTGGAACTGCTTCTTTTGCAGTCGGTACTGGTACTACTGGTATCATTACGGATACACTTTCTGGTGGTACAGATGACTATGCAGTCACACTTGGCGAATTAGACCTTGCATATGATGTGTTTGCTGATGCAGATACAGTTGATGTAAACCTAATTATGGCTGGTACTGCTCCTGCTGGTGCAAATGGGGTAACTCATGCTCAAAACCTAGTTGACCTTGGTGAAAAAAGAAAAGACGTTGTTGTCTTTATCTCACCTAGAAATGCTGATGTTGTAAACATTGTTTCAAGTATCACACAAACTGCAAATGTTAAGGCTTACTACAGTTCAATCTCTAGTTCTTCTTATGCAGTATTTGATAGTGGTTATAAGTATATGTACGACAAGTATAACGATGTTTATCGCTATGTACCGTTGAACGGAGATATTGCTGGATTGTGTGCTCACACAGATACAGTTGCAGATCCATTCTTCTCGCCTGGCGGTTATAACAGAGGACAAATCAGAGGTGCAGTCAAACTTGCGTTTAACCCAACTAAGTCTCAAAGAGATGAACTTTATCCTGCTAGAATTAACCCAGTGGTTACATTCCCAGGCCAAGGAACAGTACTCTTCGGTGACAAAACTGGTTTAACAAAACCAAGTGCATTTGACCGTATTAATGTTCGTAGATTGTTTATTCTTCTTGAAAAGGCAATTGCTACTGCTGCTAAATATCAACTGTTTGAATTCAACGATGCATTCACACAGGCACAATTTAGGAACTTAGTAGAACCTTTCTTGAGAGATATTCAAGGACGTAGAGGTATTACAGATTTCTCAGTAGTCGCTGATGGAACTAATAATACAGGGGAAGTTATTGATAGAAATGAGTTTGTTGCAGATATCTACATCAAACCAGCTCGTTCAATTAACTTTATTCAACTTAACTTTATCGCTGTGAGAACAGGGGTAGCGTTTTCAGAGATAGGGGGATAATTAGATGGCAACTATTGATGAATTTAAAGCACAACTTACAGGTGGTGGTGCTAGAGCTAACCAGTTCAGAGTTACATTTAACACGCCAGGCGCAATTGCTACTGGTCTAGATTCAAGAAGGGCTTCCTTCTTAATCAAGGCTGCTGCTTTGCCAGGGCAAACGATAACAGAAGTCGCTATTCCGTTTAGGGGTAGAAACTTGTACATCGCTGGAGACAGAGAATTTGAAACTTGGGAAACTACAGTTATCAATGATACTGACTTCATGGTAAGAAATGCTATTGAAAGATGGATGAATGCCATCAACGATACAGCAACCAATACTGGACTTGTTTCAGTAGGTGATTATCAAGCAGACCTAGTTGTTGAACAACTTGATAGAGATGACACAGTTCTGAAGTCATATATCCTTCGTGGATGTTGGCCTACTGCAACTGCTGCTATCGAATTGAGTTACGAAACAGCAAGTGCGATTGAAGAGTTCGGAGTAACTTGGAGATATCACCACTTTGAAGCCTCAGCAGTTAACTTCTAGAAACCTACTAAATAGTAGTAGATAAAATTAGGAGTTATTATGGCTGAGTTATTTGGTTTCAAAATCTCAAGAGCAAAAGAAGGGGGAGATACATTCACTCTCCCTTCTGTTGATGACGGAACAATAGAGGTCGCCGGTGGCGGCTTCTATAGTTCTACTATTGATCTTGAAGGTAGAGAAAGAAGTGAAAGTGATTTAATTAGAAGATATCGTGACATTGCAGTTCAACCCGAAGCGGATTCTGCAATTGAAGATATTGTTAGTGAGGGAATTGCATCTAATGAATATGATGCACCAGTTGCTGTTCGTTTGGACAGAATGGATGTTTCCCCAAAAGTAAAGAAAAGAATACAAGAAGAGTTCGATAGAGTTCTTCAACTCTTATCATTTAATGAAAAAGGACATGACATCTTTAGAAGATGGTATGTTGATGGTAGAGTTTACTATCATAAAGTAATTGATAAGAAAGACCCTAGAAAGGGTATTACCGAATTAAGGTATATTGACCCACGCAAAATCCGTAAGGTGCGTGAAGTTTCCAAAGGTAGAACAGACCCAACAACAGGTGTACCAGTTGACCAAAAAATGGAAGACTATTACGTTTACCAAGAAAAGGGTATTGGAACAGGCGGTCAAACTGGTTTAAAAATAACTAATGATTCAATTGCGTATTGTCCTTCTGGTTTGGTTGACCAAAACAAAGGTACTGTTTTGTCGTTTCTACACAAAGCAATTAAACCTGTAAATCAACTTCGTATGATTGAGGATGCAGTAGTTATCTATCGTATCTCAAGGGCTCCAGAAAGACGTATCTTTTATATTGATGTTGGTAATCTACCAAAGATTAAAGCAGAACAATATCTAAAAGATGTAATGAATCGTTATCGTAACAAACTGGTATATGATGCATCTACTGGTGAAATCAGAGATGACAGAAATCATATGTCAATGTTGGAAGACTTCTGGTTACCTCGTAGAGAAGGTGGTCGTGGAACAGAGATTACAACTTTGCCGGGCGGTTCAAACCTTGGTGAGATTGATGATATTATTTACTTCCAAAGAAAACTATATCGTTCTCTTAATGTTCCTATTTCAAGAATGGAAGCAGAACAGAACTTTTCTATAGGTCGTTCTACAGAAATTACAAGAGACGAACTGAAGTTTACTAAATTTGTACAGAGACTTCGTAAGAAATTCTCAGTGCTATTCCATGATGTTCTCAAAACACAATTAATTCTTACTGGTGTTATTGCAGAAGAAGAGTGGGATAAACTAAAAGAACATATCCAATATGATTATCTACAGGATGGACATTTTGCAGAATTGCGTGATGCAGAAATCCTTAGAGAAAGAATTGATATGCTAGGTCAATTAGAACCATTTGTTGGACAGTTCTTCTCAAAAGCATGGGTACAGAAAAATGTACTTAGACAGACTGAAGAAGAAATTGAAGAAATAAATAACGAAATGGCTTCAGAGGGCGGTGGAGAAGAAGAAAATGACGAATTCTAGTACTTGCGAACTATGTGGTTGCGAACCCCACTGTGATGAAATTTGTTTAAAATGTTCAGATGGTGGTATAGTTTGTGAAAACTGTGAATGTGAAAAATGTAATGGAGAATAAATATGAGTAAAGAAATGATTAATGCAATTGCACAAGGTGATAACCTTGCTGCCGAAAACGAATTCAAGAATGCTTTATCTGCAAAAGTTGGAGATAGTCTTGAACTAAAAAGAAAAGAAGTTGCCGGAACTATGGTAACTCAACATATCCCAGAGGTAAGTGGAGAAGATGAAGAAGTTTAGTGAAATCGTGATGCCCATCCAAGAAAAGGATGAACATAAAAAGACTAAGATTTACAAAGCACTTTCGCCTAAGTTGAAAGATGCAGTAGATGAGATCTTTCGTATCATGGACGCTAAGCCACAAGACTTCCTAAATACTTTTGAAAAAACAATTAAACTAGCTTCAAAGAAGTTCAAAGTCAAAGAAAAAGACCTTATGGGGTACTTTGAAAATGAAATGCTAGGTATATAGGAGAGAATTATGGCTTTGGTCTTGCAAACATTAAAAGACAGTAGTTACGAACACGTTGTTAAGATTACTACATCTGGAACAAACTCTGCCACAGCAGTTGTAGATGCTTCCGAATTAGAAGGTGCTGCTACAAACCCAAGATTAAGTATTGTTGCTTGTCAGTGGTCAGTAGGTTCACAAACGGATGTTTTGTTTAATGCAACTACTGATGTTGTCGCTTTGTCGTTAAACGGAAGTGGTTCATGGAATTGTGGTAGTCAATCATTACCAACAATACCAAATAACGGTGGAACAGGTGTTAATGGTGACGTTAATATCTTAAACGGCAGTGCAAGTGCTGGATTTATTATTCTGAAACTCAGAAAAGTTTCTGGATTTGCTAATACAGGTACAGCATAAGGGGAATGAATATGAAACTCATATCAGAACAGGTTGCTGACGTAGAATATATCACAGAGGCTGCTGAAAACGGAAAAGACAAAAGTTATAAAATTAAAGGTATCTTCCTACAGGGAGATATCAAAAACAGAAATGGTAGAGTATATCCGTTTGAAGTTCTTGAAAAGGAAGTCAAAAGATATACTGAAGAATTTATCAAACCTAATCGTGCATACGGTGAACTTGGACATCCAGAAGGCCCAACGGTCAATCTGGAAAGAGTGTCACACATGATTACGGATATGTACCCAGACGGTAAAAACTTCATTGGTGAGGCAAAGATCATGTCTACTCCGATGGGGAAAATCGTTAGTAATATTATGGATGATGGTGGGAAACTCGCTGTGTCCTCAAGGGGCATGGGTAGTTTGCAACAAAAGAACGGTGCAAACTATGTTGGAAAGGATTTCTATTTGGCAACTGCTGCTGATATTGTCGCAGATCCATCTGCTCCACAGGCCTTCGTTGAAGGTATTATGGAGGGGAAAGAATGGATTTGGGATAATGGTCTACTGAAAGAGGTAGAAGTGGCGGATATCAAAGAAGGAATTGAACGAAATATTCGTTCAAAAACTGCGAATTACCAAGCATTGGCCTTCGCAAAGTTTCTCAAATCGTTGTAAATTTAAAGTATTATAAATATATAACAATAGAGATAATTTAAACATTAGGAGAAAACCCAAATGTCAGAACTAGACAAGACAATTGAGGACTTGGAAAATGAAGTACTTGCTGATTTGGACGAACAGTCTAAAGAAGTAGTTGCTGAAAAGGCAAAAGTCGTTGAGGGTGATGTTGAAGATCTTGGCGCTCCAGTAGTTAAAGGTGATGAGAAATCTGGGCCAGACGCTGCTAAGAAAGTTAAGAAAGACACCACAATCAAGGGAAAGCCTGCTGACCAAGCACCCCAAAAGTTAAAAGAAGAAGACGAGGACGAGTCTGACGATTCCGATAAGGAAGAAGATGATGAGTCTGAAGAAGATGTAGTAGAAATGGAAATGCCAAAGACTAAGGCCGCTGCTATGGAAACTATGATTACTGCAATGAAAAAGATGTCTGCTGATGAAGCAAAAGAACTATGCGCTTCATACATGAAGAACAGTTATCACACAGAGAAAAAAGTTGCGAAAGAAGAAGTTGAAGAATCAACTTTGGATGCTCGTATCTCAGAGATTGATGTTCAAGCAGATGTTGCTGCTCTTGTTAAAGATGAAAATCTTTCAGAAGAGTTTACTACAAAAGCATCTACAATTTTTGAAGCCGCTGTTAAGAGTAAAATCCGTTCAGAAGTTGAACGTATTGAATCTGCAAAGGTACAAGAAGTTGCTGAAGAAGTTGAGTCATTTAAAGATGAGTTGACTGAAAAAGTTAACACATATCTCGACTATGTTGTTAAAGAATGGATGACCGAAAACGAACTTGCTATTGAACGTGGTTTAAAAGGTGAGATCGCTGAGGACTTCATTTCTGGAATGAAAGCACTCTTTGAAGAACATTACATTGATGTTCCAGATGAGAAGTATGACGTTCTAGAAGCACAAGCATCAAAGATTGATGAACTAGAAAGTAAGTTGAACGAAACTATTGATAAAATGACTGATATTAATAGTAAGAACAACGCACTTGTTCGTGAATCCGTGATTTCTGCTGTTGCGTTTGACCTCGCTGATACCGAATCAGAGAAGTTTAATTCTTTAGTGGAAGATGTTGAGTTTACAGATGAACAGTCGTTCAAAAATAAACTTGATACTCTAAAGGAAAACTATTTTCCAAAATCGACTCCATCTCAATCTTTGACTGAAGAGTCAGAGGGTGGTATGGATGAAGTTGACGTTAGTGGAGCAATGGCTGCATATATGTCCGCTATCAAACAGTCTAAACCATATGAGGCGGAAAAGTTGCCCCTCTTAAAATCTAAATAATGATAAATATAAGTAATAACATAGGAGAGAACTAAAATGTTCAAATCAGAAAACTTACAGGAAAAGTGGCAGCCAGTCCTAGAACACCCAGATCTTCCAGAGATCAAGGATTCTTATAAGCGAGCCGTCACTTCTGTCATCTTGGAAAACCAAGAAAAAGCACTAAGAGAAGACGCTGCCTTCTTAAATGAAGCAGCACCTGCTAACAACGTAGCCGGTACAGGAAATTGGGATCCAATTCTAATTTCACTAGTAAGGCGTGCCATGCCAAACCTTATCGCATATGATATCTGTGCAGTTCAGCCAATGACTGGCCCAACTGGACTTATCTTTGCAATGAAGTCACGCTTTGGTACAGCCGGTGGTACAGAAGCACTATTTAACGAACCAAATGCTGGTATATCTAACGATGATGCTGCTGGTGACTTAACTAGTTCTGCAATGACTGGATCTAATCCAGAAGTACTTAACGATGGTGGAACTTACACATCTGGTGGTACTGGAATGACTACTGCACAAGCAGAAGCATTGGGTGACGCATCTGCTAACTCATTCGCTGAAATGGCTTTCTCAATTGAGAAGTCAACTGTGACTGCAAAATCAAGAGCTCTTAAAGCAGAATACACAATGGAACTTGCACAAGACCTTAAAGCAATTCACGGTCTTGACGCAGAAACAGAATTATCAAACATCCTTTCTACTGAAATCCTTGCTGAAATCAATAGAGAAGTTGTTCGTTCAATTTACATTGCTGCTAAACCAGGCGCACAAGTTAACACAACTGCTGCTGGTACTTTCGACATGGACACCGACTCAAATGGTCGTTGGTCAGTTGAGAAGTTCAAAGGCTTGATGTTCCAAATCGAGAGAGATGCTAACGCTATTGGTCAAGAAACTCGTAGAGGAAAAGGTAACATGATTATCTGTTCTGCTGACGTTGCTTCTGCACTTCAAATGGCTGGTGTTCTTGATTACACTCCTGCTCTTAACAACAACTTGAACGTAGACGATTCTTCTTCTACTTTCGCTGGTGTTATGAACGGAAGATATAAAGTGTACATCGACCCATACTCAGCAAACGTGAACGCAGATCAGTTCTACGTTGTTGGATATAAAGGTACTTCACCTTACGATGCTGGTGTATTCTACTGTCCGTATGTTCCATTACAAATGGTTCGTGCAGTTGGTGAAAACACTTTCCAACCAAAAATTGGATTTAAGACTCGTTACGGTCTTGCTCAGAACCCATTCGCAACTGCTGATGCTACTGACAATACTTTGGGTACTAATGACAACACTTACTACAGAAGAGTTAGAGTTACTAACCTTATGTAATAGTTGGTTATACCAATTTGAAAAGGGGGTTCTTCGGAACTCCCTTTTTTTTGTCTTATAAATATATGCATGACAGAGATTAATGCACTTAACAGACAACCAACTGAACTAGACTACGCAGACCCTACAAAGTTTAAGTTCACTATTAACAAGTTACCAACCGTAGAGTTTTTTACGTTTGCTGCTAACGTGCCTGGCGTAACGCTAGGTGACGCTATATTCCCAACTCCATTCAAAGCAATCCCAATTCAAGGTGATGACCTTACCTTTGATAACCTTGAAATTACTTTCTTAGTTGATGAACAACTCAACAACTATAAAGAACTACATCAATGGTTAGTCGGAATAGGATTCCCCAAATCAAGAACACAGTTCTCATCTTTCAGAACAGCTGCATCAGATACCTTCCCAACACCTTCTGGTGATAAAGGTGAGGCAACAAAACCAGGCATCGCTACACCAAATAATGCAATGTTCGGTGATGCAATATTAACAATAATGACTAGTAAAAATAACCCTGTGGTTGAAGTGAGGTTCGCTGACTTGTTCCCTGTAGCACTAAGTGGATTAGCATACAATCAACAGGAAACAGATATAACATATTTAACTGCAACTTGTACGTTCAGTTATCAATTATACGAAATCTTTTCAGTATAAATAGTACTGTGTGAGGGTCACACCTTGACCAAAAAGTATTTTTCGGATTGTCATAATCCAATATAAGAAATGCAAGAGTAGTACCCTCACACTATTTGAATTAACAAGGATATATTATGGACTTACAAGAGTTACAATTACAAGCAGAAAAAGACCTCAAAATAGACGATACCATTCTGGATATCGAATCTCTCAAAACACCAGAACTTTACGGCAAATATCTTCAACTTAATATAAGATGGAGTTTGTTGTTAAAACAAGCAGAATCTAACCATAGAATCTTACTTAGAAAGAAGTGGGAATATTATGGTGGGAAATCTGAACCCCAAGTGTATAGAGACAAACCCTTTGAATTAAAAATATTAAAACAAGATATTCAACTGTACCTTGATTCTGATGAGGAGATAATTGAATCTTCTCACAAAGTTGAGTACCACAAAGCAATTGTGGATTACACAGACAAGTTGTGTCGAATGATAAACAATCGTGGATTTCAAATTAAGAACGCTATTGATTGGAAAAGATTTATGGATGGGTCAATCTAGTGCATATCACTAAAATCAATGAAGTATATTTACACATAAAAGTAGACCAAGGCGTTGCAAGGGAGTTATCAGACTTTTTTACATTTGAAGTTCCTGGCGCTAAGTTTATGCCCCAATACAGAAGTCGTATGTGGGATGGAAAGATAAGACTATTCTCTATAATGACAGGTGAAATATATGTTGGTTTGCTGTCATATATTGAAGAGTTTGCAAAACGAAATGAAATAGAACCAACTTATGGAGAAGGAGTTAAGGATGGAGCCACAACCAAACCCGATGATATACGAAAATTTATTCAAAGAGTTAGACCAAGATCGAGAGGATTGGATATACAAGTTCGTGACTATCAATTTGATGCCATTCAGCACGCTATTGGAACACACCGTTCTCTTCTTGTCAGTCCTACTGCTTCGGGTAAGTCTTTAATAATCTATCTTTTATCTGTCTGGTACACATTACTACTAGATGATAAAAAGGTTCTAATACTTGTTCCAACAACATCACTGGTAGAACAGATGTATGGCGATTTTGTAGATTATGGATTTAGTGAAGAACATCTACAAAAAATATATCAAGGATATACCAAAGATATTGACAAAACTATTGTTATCTCTACATGGCAATCTGTATACAAACAACAAAAGAAATGGTTTGACCAGTTTGGTGCAGTATTCGGAGATGAAGCACATTTATTCAAAGCAAAGTCGTTAACTGGTATTATGACTAAATTAGTGAATTGCAAGTATAGACATGGACTAACTGGAACACTAGACGGTACACAGACGCACCAATTGGTCTTAGAGGGGGTGTTTGGGAAGGCAAACAAGGTAGTTAGCACTAAAGAACTTATGGACTCAAATACAGTAGCCCAGTTAAATGTTAAGTGTATTGTACTAGATTATCCAGACGCAGACAAGAAATATATGAAAAACTTGAACTATCAAGAAGAAGTAGATCTAATAGTAAAAGATACCAGAAGAAATAATTTCATAATTAACTTGACATCTCACCTAAAAGGTAATACACTAGTATTATTTCAATTTGTAGAAAAACATGGTTTGGAACTATTTGCTGATATGGAGAAAACTTTAACTAATAGAAAGGTGTTTAACATCTATGGTGGAACAGACACTAAGTATAGGGAAGATGTACGAAATATCACAGAAAAAGAATCTGACGCAGTTATCGTGGCATCTTATGGTACGTTTTCTACAGGGATTAATATTCGTAACCTTCATAACATCGTGTTCGCTTCGCCTTCCAAAAGTAGAATTAGGGTCTTGCAATCAATCGGGAGAACTTTGCGGCTTGGTGACAATAAAGATTCCGCTACCGTCTACGACATCGCCGATGACTTCTCCTACAAAGGAAAACAGAATTTCACCCTAAGACACTTTCAAGAACGAATAAATATATACAACCAAGAAGAGTTCGATTACCAAATAGATAAGGTTAATATAAAATGACAAATACTACTAAAATATTAAAACTATCTAGTGGAGAAGAGATAGTTGCATCAATCACTTTTGATGATGATGGTAAAGGTATCAAGGTTCTTTCCCCTCTTAAAATGCATTCAGTACCAAAGATGACAGACCGTGGACTAGATGAAGCAATGGCTCTAATGCCTTGGGTTCATTTTGGTGAAGATAAAGACTTTAATATTAATAATTCTAATATTATTACAATGACAGATGCATCAATTGGATTAACTCGTTTCTACGAATATTGTCTTCGTAAGTTAAATAAGTTAGATGCAATATATGAAGATGAGTTTATAGATGATGAATATGATTATGATGAAGATACAATTCCAGAACCATATACTAAAACATTACACTGATCTAGATCTATTCCCCCCAACCCTACATAGGGAGTATACCATGCGCTGAGCGTATTGTCAAGGGGAAAATCAAATTAACTATAAATTAATTTTCCCTTGACTTAGGTGACTTACTATGGTATTATAGTAACTATAAATGAGGATTAATTATGGCAATAAAACCAAAGAATAAACCACACTATGTAAATAATAAAGAATTCCTTCAAGCAATGATGGAATGGAAGGAACAGTGTCGTGTAGCAGAAGAGGCAGGAAAAGGACAACCACAAATAAGTAATTACATTGGTGAGTGTTTTTTGAAGATTGCTAATCATCTGTCTTACAGACCAAACTTTATTAATTATACTTACAGAGAAGAAATGATTTCTGATGGTATTGAAAACTGTCTACAGTATGTACATAACTTCAATCCAGAGAAATCAAACAACCCATTTGCTTATTTCACGCAAATAATATATTATGCGTTTCTTAGACGTATCCAAAAGGAAAAGAAACAATCTCATGTGAAAAACAAGATTATTGAAAATATGAATGTAGATACCTTTCTAATACAAGAAGGTGATGATTCTCCACAAGCAAATCATTATGTAGATTACTTACAGAAGAATTTCTTACCAGCAGAAGATGTTTACAAACCGAAAAAGAAGAAGCCCCAACCTAAAGGGTTAGAATTATTTTATGATGGAGACGAAAAAATAGATGAAGATAGCACTAATAACTGATACACATTTTGGTGCAAGAAACGATAGCCTAGCATTCAACGAATACTTTTACAAGTTTTGGGAAGACGTATTTTTCCCATATATCAAGGAAAATAATATAGATACCGTTATCCATTTGGGTGACGTTATGGATAGACGTAAGTTTGTTTCATATAAGATATCTAGTGATTTTCGGAAGAGATTTGTAAAACCATTTGTTGACATGGGTATTAACTTGCATATTATGGTAGGTAATCACGATACATATTGGAAGAATACCAACGAGATTAATTCAGTTGATGAATTGCTTGGTGATAGACATTCTAATATACATATGTATTCTGAAGCCGAAACTGTTGAGTTTGATGGATTACCAATTCATTTTATTCCTTGGATTAATGCTGAGAACTATCAAAGTACTATTGATGGTATAAAGAATACCAAAGCAGATATGGCAATGGGTCACCTAGAAATCAATGGATTTGAAATGCACGCTGGACACTTTTCTGAAAGTGGATATCCAGCACAGATGTTCAGAAAGTTTGATAGTGTTTTCTCTGGACATTTTCATAAGAAGTCAGATGACGGACATATCTATTATCTTGGTAACACATACCAAATGACTTGGAGTGATGATAACTGCCCTAAAGGTTTCCATGTATTCGATACCTCTACCAGAGAGATTGAACGTATTATTAATCCGTATACAATCTTCAAAAAGATTTACTATGATGATACATCTAGAGATTGGTCAAAAGAAGATGTTGAACAATATGCTGGAAAGTTTATTAAACTAATTGTTGTTAACAAGAAAGACTTGTATCAGTTTGATAGGTTTGTCGATAGGTTGTTATCAGTACAAACACATGAAGTAAAGATTGTAGAAGACTTTTCAGATTTGGATGCATCTAATGTGTCTGATGAAATTATGGAGAATGCAGAAGATACAACAACTCTACTAGAAAGATATGTAGATGAGTTGGATGTTGACCTAAACAAAGATAGGTTAAAGTCAACGATGAAATCACTGTATTTGGAGGCAAGTGACTTAGAATTATGATAACATTTAAAAACGTGAGATGGAAGAATTTTCTTTCAACAGGCAATACTTTTACTAATGTAGAATTAGATAGAAATCCATCAACACTGATTGTTGGTGAAAATGGTGCTGGTAAGTCTACTATTCTTGATGCATTGTGTTTTGGATTATTTGGTAAGCCCTTTCGTACTATTAGTAAGAACCAACTAATCAATTCAATCAACGGCAGAGATTCGGTGGTTGAGGTTGAATTTGAAACACAGAACAAAAAAGTAAAAGTGGTTCGTGGTATCAAACCAAATATCTTTGAGGTTTATGTTGATGGGGTACTTATTAATCAAAATGCGAATGCAAGGGATTATCAAAAGCATCTAGAACAACAAGTTTTAAAACTAAACTACCGTTCATTCACACAGGTAGTTATATTAGGAAGCTCTACTTTTATACCATTTATGCAATTGAGTTCTAAGAATAGAAGGGAAGTCGTTGAGGATATTCTAGACATTAAGATTTTCTCTCTGATGAACTTTGTTCTTAAAACAAAAGTGAAGACATTAAATACTGATATTGGTGAGGTTAACTATGACCATGATATTTGTGAAAACAAAATAGAGTTACAGGAGAAGTACGTTGCAGATGTTAAACGCAATAAGAACACTCTTCTTTCTCAAAAGAACAGTGCTAAGGATGCTAATGAAGAAGAAATCTTTTCCAGACAGAAGGAAGTCAACAGGCTACAGGAAGAGAACACGACCCTTTTAGGTAAGATGGTTGGTGAAGAAAAGTATCAGTCTAAATCAATTGAGTATAGAGGTATTACTCATACACTAAAAGAAAAACATAATGCTTGTAGTAAACACATCAAATTCTTTGATGAGAATGATGACTGTCCTGTTTGTCAACAACACATTGATGAGAAGTTTAAATTAGATATTGTCACAGAGAAAAAGAATCAATTAGAAAAGTATCAGAACGGACTAAATGAATTAAGTGATGAAGTTAAAAAGACTAACGATAAAATTGCAGAATATAGAGAAATTGCAAAAGTACTTAGAGATAATGAAGTAGAAGTTGCAACAATAAATTCTACAATTATTCAGTTAGAGAAGTTTAATTCTACTTTAGAAGTTGAAATCAAACAACTCAATGAGGGTGATATTACAAATAGTGATATGGAAAAACTTCAAGAACTACAGAAGAAACTTGAAGGTTTTAACGCTCAAAAAACTAAACTGAAAGAAGATATGTTTTACTATGATGTTGCCCGTAATCTTTTACAAGACACAGGCATCAAGACAAAGATTGTAAAACAGTATCTACCTATAATGAATAAGTTAGTTAATACCTACTTATCATCTATGGATTTCTTTGTGAACTTTAATCTTGATGAAAACTTTAATGAAACAATCAAGTCACGGTTCAGAGATGAATTCTCTTATGCGAATTTCTCTGAAGGTGAGAAGATGAGAATAGACCTTGCACTCTTATTTACTTGGAGAGCAATTGCAAAGATGAAGAATTCTACCAATACCAATCTACTCATTTTAGATGAAATCTTTGATTCCTCGTTAGATGGTTCTGGTACAGATGACTTCCTTAAAATCCTTAATACATTTACAGATGAGAATGTATTCGTGATATCTCATAAGCAGGATATACTATTTGATAAGTTCAGAAGTACCCTACGATTTGAGAAAGTAAAAAACTTTAGTAAACTAGCAATATAGAGGAGCTACATTATGAGTACTAATTTAAAATATTCAAAGTCTGTAATTAAAGATTTTGAAGAGTTAAGTGAAGGTAGAAAGAATTATATTAGAAAAAGAGCTGTCAAAAAATCATTAGAAGTTGAAGGTTATTTGAAACTAAAATATGGAGTAAGTGATGAAACAGAGTGAAAGATTTTATGAGTTATTGGAAGAAATGAAGAAAACTCACGATGCAAAGCGACATGACTATGCAAGTACAGAAGATGTGTTTGCAAACTTTAGACACTGTGAGATTGCTGGTATCCCAGCATGGAAGGGTGTATGTGTCCGTATTAGCGACAAATTCAGTCGTATCATGGGGTTCGCAAGGAAAGAGAAATTAAAGGTCAAGGATGAGAGTATTAAGGACACTCTAGTCGATATGGCTAACTATGCTCTTATTGCACTAATTCTTTATGAAGAAGATGCAAAAAAAGATACAAAAAAGTGAAAAAAACACTTGACTTTGTTATGATAACATGGTATATTGATCAAGTAAGATGAAAAAAGAGAGGTTTTACTATGATTAGAATGGGTTTAGCGATAGTTTGTTTAATACTTGCAGTTGGTTGTATTGACGGCCCAACAGGGTATGAAAGCGATAATTGGACAGGAATGTTCATGTTTGCAATTGCTGGTATTGTTTTGGGTCTTTGGGGAATCAAAGATGTAAATAAAAATGAAGATTGTTAAAAAAGTCCTTGACTTTTGTTCTAAAAACAAGTATACTGTATAAGTAAAGTGAAAAAAATGGAGAATATATTATGTCACATGAAGTAGAAATTATTGATGGTCGTGCTCAAATGGCTTATGTTGGGGAATTACCTTGGCATGGTTTGGGTACTAAGGTGGAAGATGAACTAACACCAGATCAATTCCAAAAGGTTGCTGGTCTTGATTGGTCAGTAGAAAAACAACCGCTTGTAACTGCAAGTGGTGTGCCTATCAAAAACAAAGAGGCACTTGTTCGTACCTCAGATAACACTGTTCTAGATGTTGTCGGAACTGGTTGGAATCCAGTTCAGAACTCAGAAGCGTTTGAGTTCTTCCATGAATATGTAATGGCAGGGGATATGGAAATGCATACCGCTGGTTCATTAAAAGATGGACAAATGGTTTGGGCACTTGCCAAAACTAAAGAGTCTTTTGAATTATTCAATGGTGATGTTACGGACAATTACTTTTTGTTCACTAACCCACATCAGTTTGGTAAGGCGATTAATATTCGTATGACACCAATTCGTGTGGTATGTAACAATACTCTAACACTGTCTCTATCACAGAATGCAGATAAGATGCTTACAGTTAATCACCGTAAGGCATTTGATGCTTCAGAAGTGAAAGAACAGATGGGTATCGCTCGTGAAAAAATGGAACAGTACAAGTCAATGGCTGCGTTCCTTGGTTCAAAACCAGCAACCGGCGACAACGTAATCCAATATTTCAATGAAGTATTTGGTGCGCCTGCAAAAGAGAAAGTGGAAGGTGTTCTACCGTTCACAACTCGTAATGCAAAACTTGCCCATGAAAACTTGAATGTCCAGCCTGGTGCTGAGTTCGCTCAAGGAACATGGTGGACTGCATTCAACTCTGTTACTAACATGACAGACCACTTACAAGGTCGTTCAAACGATGGTCGATTAGTTTCGTCATGGTATGGACGTAACCGTAAGGTGAAGTTGAATGCTCTTGATAAGGCGCTTGAGTACGCTGAGGCGGCTTAAAAAAGTTGAGAAGGGGGGTTGAAATGCCCCTCTTTAATACTTATATAAATAAAGGTACGATATGCCGAATTGGTCGGGTATCGTATTTAATCTTGCTTTATAAGGAGAACTATTATGGTTAATACAAAAGCATTGTCACTTTTTGACAACTTCAATCAACTCACCCCATATGCCGTAGGCTTTGAAAGACAATTTGATCGTCTAAACGATTATATTCGACATCAACAGCAATCTACAGGCTTTCCACCTTACAATATCCAAAAGATAGAAGATTTCAAATTTGAAATCGAAATGGCACTTGCTGGTTTCAGTAAGAAGGATATTCAGATGGAAGTTGCAGATGGAGTTCTTACAGTACGTTCTGTAAAAGAGAATGATACAGATGATGAGTGGACACTACACAGAGGAATCTCATATCGTAAGTTTGATAGAAAATTTACACTTGCAGATGATGTTGTAGTAAACGAAGCAAAACTTGAAAATGGACTTCTAACAATTTCTCTAGAACAAATCGTTCCAGAAGAAAAGAAGCCTCGTACAATTAAAATAAATTAATTTACGTTCTAGGGGGGAAAGTCATTGACTTTCCTCTCTTATTATGTTATTATAAACAAAATGATACAACTTATAGGATGAATGCTAGTGAATATAGACTACAAATATAGCGAAGATGTTATTCTTGATGAACTCAAAGAATATATAAACAAAACTTATCAATCACACTACTCGCAGAGTAAATTTCAAGCGACAGAATTTATCATGGACAATGGACATGGTGAAGGTTTCTGTATCGGGAATATTATGAAATATTCACAAAGGTATGGAAAAAAAGAAGGCAAGAACAGAAATGACTTGTTAAAAGTAATACATTATGGTATAATGGCATTACACAATCACGACACAAACGAAGAAAACGGAGAAAATATATAATGAAACTTAGTAATGAAACAAGGGAAGTATTGAAGAACTACAGTACTATCAATTCAAACCTTTTAGTGAAAGCGGGCAATACGATTGCCACAATGTCTCAAATGAAAAACATTGTTGCAACTGCAACTGTTCCAGACACCTTTGAAACGGAATTTGCAATTTATGATTTGAATGAATTCTTATCTGCAATGTCTTTGTTTACAGACCCAGAGTTAACTTTTAATGACCAATCTGTCAGAATGTCACAAGGTTCAACTGACCTTACATACTTCTATTCAGATCCATCGGTTGTTACTACACCAAAAACTGAAGTGGTAATGCCATCGGTGAATGCATCATTTACTCTAACACAGTCAACCTTTACACAAGTACAAAAGGCGGCTGCTGTTCTAGGTGTACCAGATATGGTACTTGAAGTTGGACATGATGGTATTATGGACTTGAGGGTTTCTGACCGTAAGAATGATACATCCAACAATTTCAGTATTGAAGTTGGTGAAGGTGGAAGTCCAAATCAAAAGTTCTACTTTAAAGTTGAAAATCTTAAATTGTTAAACGGCGATTATAATGTCGAAGTATCTGACAAGGGTATTAGTAAGTTTACTAATCTAACTAAAAAAGTCGAATACTTTATTGCACTAGAAGCTGCTTAAACAATTTAAGGATTATATTATGGATGAAATATTATGGGTGGAGAAATACCGTCCTCAGACTATTGAGGATTGTATTCTTCCAAGTGAACTGAAACAGACGTTTCAACAATTTATAGACAATGGTGATATTCCAAATCTATTATTAACAGGCACTGCTGGTGTTGGTAAAACAACAGTTGCAAAAGCAATGCTAGAAGAAGTGAATGCAACATACATGATTATCAACGGTTCGGAAGAGTCTGGTATTGATGTTCTAAGAACAAAGATTAAGAACTTTGCTTCTACGGTATCAATGGATGGTAATCGAAAGTATGTTATTCTTGATGAAGCAGACTATCTAAATCCACAATCAACACAACCAGCATTGCGTGGTTTTATTGAAGAGTTCAGTAAGAACTGTGGATTTATTCTTACTTGTAACTTCAAGAACCGTATCATTGAACCACTACATAGTAGATGTAGTACTGTGGAGTTTCGTATTCCAAGCAGTGAGAAGCCTCAACTTGCTTGTGCATTTATGAAACGTGTACAGTTTATTCTAGATAAGGAAGGAATTGAAGGACATGATAAAGTTATTGCAACGCTTATCAATAAGTTTTTCCCAGATTGGAGAAGGACTCTTAATGAACTTCAAAGATATTCTTCATCGGGTAAGATTGACGCTGGTATTCTTGTCGATTTATCTGAAAACAATATCAATGAACTTTTGGGATTCCTTAAAAACAAAGAGTTTACCAATACTAGGAAATGGATTGTCAACAATCTTGATAATGATCCAAGTCGTATTTATCGTAGGATTTACGATTCCCTTTATGATCATTTGGATGGTGCTACTATCCCCCATTGCGTGTGCATTATTGCTGACTACTCATACAAGTCCGCCTTTGTGGCAGACCAAGAAATAAATATGCTCGCCTGCATGACTGAAATCATGGCACAGGTGAAGTTCAAATGAGTTATGAGTTAAAAGAATATCTCAAAGCAATCAACGAAACCAAAGAACCATTGATGGATGGCGAAGATGTGATGTGGGAAAAGAAGTACTATCCCTTTATCATTAATAAGTGTGTTGCCCCATTTAATGATACTATCATGTTAGTTAATGAGATGAACCAAAGACATCATCTTGACACAAAACTACAATTTGACTTTTTACTAAATAGTTTAAGGAGTAAAAAAAGATATGCTCCTTGGATGAAGGCGAGTAAGAGTAAGAATTTAGAATATGTCAAAGAATACTTTGGTTATAGTAATGCAAAAGCAAAATCAGCACTCAAGATTCTAAATGATGACCAACTTGCCACTATAAAGAATAAACTTAATAAAGGTGGTAAAAATGGATGAAATATCATGGAAGCCCGAGCATATGCTTGAGGTCGTTCTAAAAGAACCAGATGATTTTTTGAAGGTGAGAGAAACACTAAGTCGTATAGGTGTCGCTTCTCGCAAAGATAAAACTCTATTTCAGTCTTGCCATATTTTACACAAACAAGGAAAATACTATATTGTCCACTTCAAAGAACTATTTGCTTTGGATGGTAAAACTACGAACTTGTCTGAAAATGATATAGCAAGAAGGAATACAATTGCTAAACTACTTAGTGATTGGGGATTAATAGATGTTATGGGAACAATGGAAATTGAACCAGCGCCTCTATCCCAAATCAAGGTTATTAGTTTTAAGGAGAAAAGTGATTGGACTCTTGAAACTAAATATAACATTGGAAAAAAACGAGAAGAATAATATAATGTTACGAAAGGAAAACTTGAATGCGAAATATTATAATAGATGCTGCTATGGCCCACGCCGAGGGCGAAATTCAACTACATAAAGCTAATGTTGAAGTGTATCTTAAAAACCCTACTGGTATTGGCGAGCACTCCGATATCATGGAAGCAATTCAATGCGAACTAGATAAAATGGCAACTGCTGACGATAGATTAGAAATGCTTAGTAAGTATTTCTCTGATACGCCAGAGAAGACTTTGTTTGAACAAGGAAGTCAACAACAACTTGACGAAGGACAAGGTTCTCTATTTAAATAAAATAAAAGACTTGACTTTAACCCATTAAGGTGGTATTATTACATAATGAGATTCTATACAAATGTCCAACAATGGGGCAACCAAATCCTTGTTCGTGAATATAAGAATGGAGAAAGACTTAACCACAAAGTTAAGTATTCTCCTACCTTATATGTTCCTGTTCAAAAAGAAACTAAATTCAAATCCTTAGATGGTAGACCTGTCACTCCTATGAAGTTTGACACTATCAAAGAGGCGAAAGAATTTATTTCTCAATATCAAAATCAATCACATCTCGTTCATGGACTTGACCGATATGCATATACCTATGTGTCTGATGCTTATCCTAATGAAGTTGATTGGGATATGGAGAAGTTGCTTATTGCAACTATTGATATTGAGACACAATGTGAGAACGGTTTCCCAGACCCAACTCTTGCAGAAGAAGAGATGCTTTCTATCACTATCAAAAATCATACAACAAAGAATATTGTTGTGTGGGGTATTGGTGAGTTTAAGAACGAAAGAGAAGATGTAACATACATCAACTGTTCTAATGAGAATGAACTCCTTGCAGAGTTTATGAACTTTTGGGTAAAACATTATCCAGATGTTATCACGGGCTGGAATACAACTTTCTTTGATATTCCCTATCTAGTAAATCGTATTACAAAAGTACTTGGTGAAGACCGAGCAAAAGAGATGTCACCTTGGGGTATTGTCAATGCTCGTAAGGTATTCAATCATGGTCGTGACCAACAAGTATATGATGTTATGGGTGTTGCAAATCTTGACTATCTTGAATTGTATCGTAAATTTACATACTCAAACCAAGAGTCATATCGTCTTGACCATATCGCATTTGTCGAGTTAGGTGAGGCGAAGAACAAAAATCCATACGATACATTTCGTGATTGGTATACAAAAGATTATCAGTCTTTCGTAGAATACAACATCGTTGACGTTGAGTTGGTTGACCGTCTTGAAGATAAGATGAAGTTGATTGAACTTCTATTGACTATGGCTTATGATGCTAAGGTCAACTATGAAGATATATTCGGTACTGTGAAGTATTGGGATATTATGATACACAACTATCTCAAGAAGAAAAACATTGTCGTACCATCCAAGACACGTTCTGAAAACAAGTCTGAGAAGTTTGAAGGTGCATATGTCAAAGACCCACAGGTTGGACAACATAAATGGGTTCTATCTTTCGACTTGAACTCTTTGTATCCTCACTTGATTATGCAGTACAACTTGTCACCAGAAACTTTGGTACAACGTGATTACATTAAAGGTTTGACTGTTGACAGAATGCTCAGTCAAGAGAAACTAGACATTCCAGATGGTGCTTGTATTACACCAAACGGTGCTTTGTTTAGAAAAGATATAAAAGGTTTTCTTCCAGAGATGATGGAAACAATTTACAATGACCGTACCATCTACAAGAAAAAGATGTTACAGGCAAAACAAGATTACGAAAATACTGGTGACCCCAAATATAAAAAGTATATCAGTCGATATAACAACAAGCAGATGGCTCAGAAGATTTCACTGAACTCTGCTTATGGTGCGATTGGTAATCAATGGTTTAGATATTATGACCTTGCAATTGCAGAAGGAATTACTACTGCTGGTCAATTATCTATTAGATGGATTGAACGAGAATTAAATGGATACCTTAACAAAATACTTAAAACTACAGAAGTTGACTACGTTATTGCAAGTGATACGGATTCAGTATACATTACTTTTGACAAACTTGTTAATATGGTGTTTACTAAAGAACAACTACAAGATAAGGATAGTATACAAAAAGTGGTATCATTCCTTGATACCATCGCTAGGGAAAAGGTTGAACCTTTTATTGATAAGAGTTATCAGAATCTTGCTTCGTATGTAAGTGCATATGACCAGAAGATGCAGATGAAACGTGAGGTTATTGCAGACAAAGGTATCTGGACTGCAAAGAAACGATACATCTTAAATGCATGGGATGTCGAAGGTGTTCGATATAAAGAACCCCAACTCAAGATTATGGGTATTGAGGCAGTCAAGTCAAGTACGCCCGGCCCATGTCGTGAAAAGATTAAGGAAGCACTCAAGATTATCATGCGAGGTGATGAGAAAGAACTTAACTCATTCTTACAACAGTTTCGTGAAGAGTTTATGAAAATGCCTGTTGAAGATGTTTCTTTCCCACGTTCTGTTAATGGTATCAGAAAGTTTGGTTCTTCTCATTCTATTAGTAAGAAGGGAACACCTATGCATACAAAGGGAGCCTTACTTTATAATCACCTTATCAAACAAAACAAACTTGGTGGTCGCTATCCTTTTATTCAAGAAGGGGATAAGATCAAATTTATTCAGTTACGTCAACCAAATCCTTTTGGACAAAACGTGATATCTTTTATTACTGATGTTCCAAAAGAACTTGACATTCACCGATATATCGACTATGATCTACAATATGAGAAGAGTTTCATTGAACCGTTAATCTTTATTACCGACAAAATTGGTATTCGCATTGACCGTTCTTATGGAACGCAAACAACCTTGGAGAGTTTCTTTACATGATATTAAACAAACAAGATTCCGTATATGCCGCTACGAAACTAATGATGTACTTCAAAGACTTTGGACGTATTGATGATTACTTTCGGGCTCGGAAGATTGAGCGTGTAAAGAATATTCCTGCTCCATTGCCTGGCATGGGGTTAGAAGATGATATGTTCCAATCATATGATATGCATCCAGAAGATATGGACTTCAAGATTGTACAGATGCAGACACAAACATTTGATACTATGTTGGAAAAGGTTGCATCATTCTCACCAGACAATGCGCCTGGCAAAGAGATGAAACTTGTTGTTATGGAAACAACTACTAATACTATTGTTGGATTTATCAAACTAGGTTCTCCACTAATCAACTCTAAACCAAGAAATGATTATTTGGGTGGTGTTCCAGATTTACCTATCTTCAACAAACGTGCCATTATGGGTTTCAATATTGTTCCTGTACAACCATTTGGATATAACTATCTTGGTGGTAAACTGATGGCTGCAATCTGTAACTGTCATGCAGTTCGTAGAATGCTTGACGAAAAGTATAGTACAGAGTTTTGTCTATTTGAAACAACATCACTTTATGGTAACATCAAGGGTTCATCCATGTATGATGGAATGCGTCCATTCTTACGATATAAAGGTGATACTCAATCTAAGTTTCTATTGACACTTGGAGAAGAAATCTACTTTGAAATGCGTGATTGGTTTACTGAAAAGAATGGTGGTGAAGACTTAATACACAAAGGTGCATCATCTAGAAAACTAAAGATGCAAACTAAGATGGTAGGTGTTATCAAAGCAAGTCTGAAAGAACATGATACAAAAGCGTATGAAATGTTTACGAGTGAGATTGCAAAGGCTGGAGATGTAACAACCCAGAAGAGATTTTATATGGGTGAGTATGGTTACTCCAATTCAAAAGATGTTCTATTGGGCAAAACAAATACCTTGACAAAAGCAGAAAACTATGATAGATTTGAACTAGAAGGTGTAATTGCATGGTGGAGAAAACTTGCAATTAAAAGATATAACAAGATGATTGCAGAGAACAAGGTTCGTACAAAACTAGAAGTTTGGAATGCTGAGTCTATGAATGAGATTGATATTATTAGATGATT